TAGTGCAGACCGTGGAAGACATTCTCATTAGCTCGGGTCTGATCTTCTTTCAGCTCCTCTTCAAGCTTATCGGATTCAATCTGTCCATCAAGGCTACTGATGCCCTTACCTTGGTCTTCTTCAAGTACCTTAATGATCTTCTCTTTATCATAGGGCCCACCAATGTTCTTCAGGGCTGCTATCTCACTACGACTGTAACGAAGGTGCTCTATGAGATCTCCATCATTAACACCAGTACTCTCTGGTGCTGGGTAGATGTCCAGCGGATTAACTGCTACATTCTTAAAGATATACTCTTCTGTGATAGTAGGCTCTCCGTTCTCCCATCTAAGCTTAGGTGCCTTAGAAATCACAGGGCCCTTAAGTACTGCAGTTGGGAAGATACAGAAGTAGTCAATAAAATCACTAAGGGCTTTCTTCCAGCTACCCTCAGCTAACTGATCCTCTATCGCTAGCGAAATGTTCTTGAAGTTCCAACGGGCCTCAGTGTTAATCTCTTCGAGGATAGCATCCTGCAGGTCACGCTTGAACTCGTTGATTTCTTTGATGGTCTTCAGGATATCAGGAGACTCAGGAGGGGGTGCTTGCTGTTGACCTTCTGCCTGTTGCTCTTGGCCCTGCTGTTGTTCCGCCTGTTCCGCTTGCTCCTTCTCTTCGTCCTCAAGTCCCTTATTAAACTCTCGCTCTACTGCTTCAGCTATGTTAGCTTCTATGTCTGCTGGTAACTCTGGAACTGGAGTAGGACTAACAGACCACGTATTGTCATTCAGTAGGATATCTTTAATCCAGGAGACTGCAGCTCTGACCTTAGTCGAAGTCAGCATCATATAAATCTGGGAGCCACCCTCTTCTGTTATCCTAGCCTTCTCTTTAGTACTGTAGTTACCATTAAATGATCTTAAGGCATCTATCATTAAGTCATTAATACCACCAGTCTCTCTAGCATCCTTAGCTCTCTGAAAAGAGTGACGGATGTGAGTATGCAGGCTATCCCGTATATCCTTAGGCTCTTCTTTAATAAGACGGTTAGCCTCACTAAGATGCTGTTCTACCATATTATCTGTACTGAGTATAGCTAATTCCATTCATTGGCTCCTAGGATTTTTGGCGTATTTTTGGGCGGTATGATACTAACTCAGGTATCTCTAGAGTTAAGCCCACTTACGTACCCTACGTACATTACGCTTACGTACATTACTCCGTTTGGCCATACCAGTAGTACTTAAGAATGTGAAGCTTAGGGCATCTGCTATATCAGGGCTAGGTAGTCCTAGCTTCTTCATATAAGTCTTAGTAGCTAACTGTAGCTGGCTTCTATTATTGAAGGAGTACTGTAGTGCAGTTAACTGATCTATGAGCTCGTGGTCATTAGGTATATCAGCTCCAGCTCTTAGCCATTCTTTAAGCTCAGTGTATAACTCTGCTCGTAAGTTATAATAAGCCTTAGAGTCAGTACTCCTGCAGCCTACGTTAACTCCAGTGACTGGTAGCTTTAACTGCTTAGCTCTATCAAAGGCTCCTGCTCCTAGACCTACCTCATCCATTATGATACTGGAGATTCCCTTGTGTAAGTTATAATACTGTTGTAACTCTGCTACTGTCTCCATAGTATCCAGGCCAGAGAACTTCTTGATGTCTACTATCTTCTGACCTTGGCGTAGTAGGAAGACAGTTAGATCACTGCCGAAGCGGGCTACGTCTACTCCGAGTACTAAGGGGTAGTTATGGTATTCTTTATACTGTAATGAAGTCTTCACTGCATTCTCAACTGTATCCCTGGGTATGAAGAGATCATCAGCTGACCTCGGGAACTGACCTAGTACACGGATACGGTAGAAGTCTGACTCCTTACCGAACTCTTCTTCTATCTCTGCTATCCATTTGTCAGAGACCAGTGGGGTACCGAAGGCATCTAGGGTGAATACATCGTAGGTTGATGGTGGGTTAGTCATCAAATCATAGAAGGGGCCTGAGGGTCTCTGGGGGTTTGATATCTGTACGATACCTGAGCCCTCAGTCGTCAAGTTACCTTTCAAGATATTCATAACTCTGTTGGTAATACCAGATGCTTCATCCACTAGGAGCAGTACCTTCTTACTATGGAAGCCTGCTAGGCTCTCTTCATTCTCTGCTGAGCCTGTGACGAACGATACGAAGTGGGTAGGCTCTAGTCCTTTCAGGAAGATACGATCCTTACGTATCTCGAAGAGCTCCTTAATGATAGGCTCTTTAATTAAGTTATACATCTTATTGGTCTCTTTGACTAGACCACGAGCTAGCTGTCCAGCTGAAGGAGAGGTAGCTAGTATGTTAACTTCTTCTTCTGTTAAGAGTTGGTGTAGTATCAGGACAGCTATCGTTGCTGTCTTACCTGTGCCTGTTGCTGATTTAACTGCTACCCTGGCATCAGGCTTAAGCATTGCTAGGTATATCTCTTTCTGTTGCTTAGTTAGCTCTATGCCCAGTAAGTCCCTAGCGAATGCTACAGGGTTCTGTTTATATGCGTAACGTAGTTTCGCTAGCGAAGTGTTAACACCCATCAGTTAATCTCCTTAACTTCTACCTGAGTCGCTAGCTCTATCAGCTTATCTAGGCTATCTTCAGGAGATACTTTGTCTACAGTGATATGAGTAGTGAATGCACCAACGGTATCCCCTAGCATCTTAATGAGTTTAACTATGTGGCCCCTACGCCTGGGAGTATCAGAGGTAGTCTCCTTGAGCTGAGCTATCTGCTCTAGTATCTCTGAGACTACGTAGGGCTTATCAACAGAGTTATCGTGTAGCTGCTGTAGTCGTACAGCCTTAATCTCTTTATTGATCTCAGGTATGCTACGTAGGTATAGGCCTCTGGACTTTACAGCTCTATTGTACATCTTGGTATCTTTATGACTGCAGGGTATAGACTTATCTAGGCCTGCTTGCTTTAAGGCGTACCTGTTATCATTGGTTAAGCCATAGTAGAAGGCGTAAGTCATACCATTATCTGGTACCTCTAGCTCAGTGAAGTTCTTGTTGATCTCGTCAGGAGTCTTAGGTGCCTTATAGTTGACATTGACATTAAGCATCTGGGTAGCTGCTGCTGTCTCTAGCTTACGCATAGTCTGAGCTATGGCAGTCTGTACTACCTCTAGTGAGATACCAAAGTGTTTAGCTATGTCCTTAGTGGAGTCTCCACTGGAGTACATAGAGAGGAGTTGGTATCTCTCATTATCCTTTAAGTCTCTATAGGACTTAGGGGCTTTACGTAACTTAGTGGTCATAGGGTCTCTTTAGTGTTCTTAGTTATACTACTCAGTCGTTGGTTTAGCCTTTAGTATACCTACTCAGCTCCTTAGGTACTTTAATATAACTTATAATGTATTACTATAGGATAACTTAAGGGTACTAAGGAGTCCTTAGGGTTCTTTAGGTTCCCTAAGGACTTTAGGAGTGAGACTAAAACAGACAGAAGTGTTGTTTAGCATAGTAGTGTTAACTCTTTGGTATGACTTAACTATATCATAGGAGTTCATAGGGATACATAGGTATACTGTATACTACTGGGTATGACTTGGTTTTCTGTAGTATACCTAGGGAGCAAGAGTGACTAGGCTAGGGCCTTGGTTTTCTCAGGGTATCCCGTGGGAGTGTGACTACCCTCCCACCGAGGCGGCCACTTCACTTTCATTCTCGACTCCCCACCCCCTCTTTTGTACCCCCTCACCCCATCAAAGAATACTTCGTTAGCGAATAGCTAACTGACTAAAGAAAGGTATGTAAATGAGGGGAATGAGCCTCTCACAGAGGGTTAACAACAACAAAGGATAACAGTAGTTCAAGACGGCCCATCTTGATACCGTACGAACTCTGGCGAGTGAGTACTGACATAACTTAATTAATCGCACTTGGAATAGCGGATTGTCCGTTTAACCAAGGAGTTGATTAGGCTCATAGAGTACATAGAGGGGAGAGAAAAACAGAGCCTCTCTGGCGACAATGGCTGAGCGATAAGCGATGATGCCTGAGACCGAAAAGCGAGTTCAGCAGGACATAGCAAGTCCAGACGAACTAGCTTAATGAAAGAACAGCTTAAATTTGAGAACTACGGAATAAGTCAGGAAGTCATAAGACTTCCAAGGTGAGGAAGGCTCACCTCTTGATACTTTTCTAGTCCTTTGGTACTGCTAAGATCAGCTGCTGGTTCTACTGGAAAGCATAGTATAGCTTAACAGTAGTGTAAAGCATAGGTTTAACGATAAGTGATAAACATAAGTGTTTAGTTAACAAAGTATTATACAACTAATCCAGTTATGAGCTTTGACTTACCTTCCAGTCCTTAGAATACACTCAGGTACGAAAAGAGTCCTGCAGAGCA